TCCTTGCCGTGGTAGCAGCCTGATCATCAAGAACGCTACGCATGGCTGTCCAATCAACCGTCAACGTTTCATTCCCTGTGTATTCTGAAAAGAGATGATAGTTGAAATATCTGATAAGTTTTGAAACGAGAGGCTCCAGCGTTTCAGAGTGAAACGCAAGCCTCGCCTCACGATAGTTACTGAAGGTTGAACGGTTTAACCCAACATTTGCACCAACCAGAATTGGCGGAACACCAAATACCGCACAAATACGCGACTCAGTGAGATTGTGCAATCCCTCAAGAGCCATATCCTTTGGGCTATTTGACATGGCCTGATAATCAGCATCCTCATCAAGGATGGCAATTCGATGGAAGTTGTTTATGCCGCCAAACTGTGAACGCCATCTGGCTCTGATCATGGACGCTTCATCCTGAGATGATAGGCGTTTCTTAATCTTCAATAAACCACTAGGCACTCCGGCGTTTTGAAAATACACCTTCGCAAAGTCAGTCATGTTGAGATCAAGATTCACAGTTCTCGCAAGAACCTGTAACGGACTCAGCCCATATATATCACCGCCTGGATTCGGTAATGCCAGATGACACATATCCCTAGGCTCAATGCGGTACTCCGTGCCGCCTACCGAATAGACATAGGATTCCGCGCCGTAATTTCCAGCCACTATCGTTATGCGATCTGGGCGCAACAGATAAAGGGCGGACACCTGTGCGCTATTGGCTCGCTCCTTCACAACGTAGGCGTTTCCAGCGACCATCATGTATGTGACAAGCCGCTCAATAAAACTCTGCCAGTCATAATATGGATTAGGGGCAGCGATCAGGTCATAGAGCAAGCCTCTTTCGATCTCTATGCTGCCGCCCTCGGTTGAAGGGGCGATGACATGGTATCGAGGCGCAGCCGCTGAGGTTGCAAGTTCGCGGATACAGGCATGGACGATTTCATTCTTGGCGTATCCTTCAGTCGCAAAGTTTTCAAAGTTTGCGTCAGGATATTCAGCGGTACCTGTACCAAGATTGAGGGGTACGGTTGTTGAGAGGGTTTGCTCCTGCTTACTGCGTAGCCAATCCCAGATTGCCAATATGACCTCCGCCGATTAGGACACTATCGGCTTTGGTCACTACCTAACTATTTTGATGGTGGAGGCGGGGAGGGAAAAGGATAGTAAACCAACCCCGCCGCCAACCGTCTAAGGGTGGACATCCATAGACGGCACAAGGACTCCAATCATATGCGCCTGTGTCAGCATGTGTCAACCTCATTTCGTGTCTTGCAGCGGGAGCAAACAATGACAGTCCCTCTTGCTGCTTTTTCAGCAAGCAACTTGCCGCAGTTAGAGCAACGCAATTCTTTATTCACCGTACAACCACATAAGTTTTTTTCTTCACAGGCTTATCCTCTGGGCCTTTTATGTGTGGGGCTATCCAAATTAGTTTGTGGGCCTTGAGCGATGGATACCATTGCGCTCGGATATGACCTGATACCCACCACCTGTTGTGACGTTCTAAGGGTTCAGTATTTCCAGAATTGCTACCGTTATGCACTGAGCGGCGTAGAGTAACTACATTAGTCAGAAGGTTGGGATCGTTCCATCCCTCTCGCTTAAATTGTCGGCGCACATTGCGAGTTATTTTGGTGGGTTCAGATGCAACAAATGGTGAATTCAAAAACGCCAGAATCGCTAGTATGAACCGAACACTGTCAGGCTTTTCAAAATCATCAGGCCAAACCTTATTGAACTCTATCCCAACGCAATTAATCGTCTGTCGCACATCTTCTAAAGCAGGATTTACCCTCTGGGCGGAAGGCATTGTGACATTCACCCCCTCAGGTGATGCCTGTAACAGCATATAATCACAGTCTAACGGCGATTGTTCTTCTTCAGAAGAGGTGGCTACCGACAGTGAATATTCAGGCGTGATGTACATGAGCGGATACGGCATTATGTTCGGCCCTATAACGTGTCGCGGAATTGGCATTTTATTCAACAGGCGTATAATTTCTTTACGCAAAAGATAAACCTGGGCCGATTGCATCTGGAGAATCAATGCCATACGTATAGGATTGTCGCTTTTCATACCTCGCTTGCCCATCGCATATATCACATCCGGAGATAGAGTTGTTTGCGGTTGAGTCATCGCCCACACATGCATCTGCCGTTCTGCCTGGGCTTGCCAGGGGGCAATGATGCGAGGCGAACCGGAACCATGTCTTTCTGCATACTCCAGACTTTCACGGTAGAAACGCTGAACCAACGGCGAAGACCTGACTGCTACTTGAACAGCCGTAAACATATCTCCCGATATAGTTTCTAATTTCTCGGCTTCAGCCGGAGTAAGATTTCGCTTATTTCGCTTCATGGCTTCCGCAATTATTTTGCCCGAAACCATGTCTTCCATAATGTCCCACATTTTTTCCACAAGTCCTTCCCATTGTCAGACTCTCAAAAGCATTGTTACCATCACCAGACACCTAGGCCAGAGGCTCCTCGTTTGCCATAAACCGCCAGAGCAAGAGCCATCACGCAGTCATCATGTAACCCATCAGGTGCAGTGTATCTCACCCCTGTCCTCGTGTATTCATAAGTGAAGACATCCAGTTCTGAAACTATAATTCCTTGCGGATATCTGATCTCCTCAGATTGGATGGCAACCGCCAATCCCTCCATCAATTTTTGTTTGCTGCTAGATGAGAAATGATAGCCCTGCACATTCGGTAATACTCGCTGCAACCTTTCGACGATAGGATCACCTACACCAGTTGAATCAATAAACGCTGAAGTCAATCCGACCTCATCAACCAGATGTCTGACTGTTTCTTCCCAAGGCAACTGGTATCGGTCAAGCCTACATACTGCGCCATCCTCGTCCAGCCCAACCGCAACCGTCCAGTCAACAGATTTGGCGAGATCAATCCCATATACAACAGGCGACTTGCCTGATATATCCCCTACGCACTTCCTAATCGCTTCCTGCCCAAAAGGATTACCACCGTCATCGGACGGTTCAGCATAATATAGTTCGCGAAACACCGATTCAGGAAGTTGCCGTTTCGCCTGTTCAATTTCCTCGGCGGAAATTATCCCAGCCTCAATGGCATCCGTCGCAGTAATCTTTGCGTATGACCAATCAGGTTCCCCACCCTCGGCTTGCCGTGCCATACCATAAGCCCAGTTCCTTCGCCCTTTGACATTTCCAATGATCCTGACTGGCCCTCGTGTTGCAGTTAAAGTTGACCGAACCGCATGCCACGCTTCCTCTCGCATCCTAGACGCTTCATCCAGGACTGCACCATGTACATCTTCGCCGTAAAGGTTGTCAGGCTTTTCAGCGGAGTGAAATGAGATTATGGCACCGTTTGACAACGTGATGGTCAACTCGGATTCATTCGCTTTGTATAACGACTCAGGTAACCCACGCTTTAGTCTACGATAGGCAATTCTCGCTTGAGGGTATACAGGTGACACCCACCAAAACGCCTGTCCCCTGCTGCCACGCATAGCCTGTTCTAAAATCCACGCGATACATGCAACCGTCTTCCCAGATTTTGTGCTGCCCTCAATAATCCCATATCTGGTATTACCGAATATCGCTGATTCCTGTTTAGGATAAAGATTCGGGCGGCGGTATATTATTGTCGGACGAATGTCCGTTGAGATAGTTGCCACTAGCAGCCTCGATTGAGAAAGTGAACTCACTCTGTGTCAGATTTATGGATCGGGAGTCAATCGTGATAAGCGGTTCCTTGGGAATGACTCCATTGATTTCACTAATGCGGTGCATGATTGAAAGCACCATTTTGGTGGCAGCTTCGTCACCATCCAATGCACCTTTCCACCACCGTGACAGGAGCGTCGTGTAACGCTCCATCTGCAAGCCTCTGATCTGATCCGCCAACCCTGAATACCGTTCCGCGAGATCATTCAGCACTCGTGTAATATCTACATGAACTAAAGACCTCGCGACTCCCAGCGTTTCGGCTATCTGACGTTCTGTCGCCCCTGCCTTAACTAATTCCAAAACCTTATAACGGCGGACTTCCGCGTTGACCCTGACCGCCTTGGTAGGGTGCAATCCTGGCTGTTTACGTTTCGGCATCAGGTGTGTCCCATCGTTCCCATCCCATCTTCACACGCATCGAATCATGCGTTTTGGATGACCAATTCTTTTCTTCAACAACCCAGTCATCAACAATGGTATATATCATATGATGCCTTAAAATTGATTTCGGCCCATACAACTGGAAGTGCTTAGTATATCCAAATGAATCCTTGCCCCGCACTGCTGCCATTGCAGTCGTCCATGATATCACTTGAGCCCACAATACCCACTCAGGTTCTCCGCGCTTATAGGCCGTTACAGTCTCACCATTATCTAAGCGATGGACAATAACGTATCGAACCTGTGCATAACGCTTCGGCATCAGACCTTTACCGCCTTCTCCCCTGTGTAATCTTCCCACCGCTTGATCGCGACATCGCAATACCTCGGCTCAATCTCCATCGCATAGCACCGACGGCCCAGACGCTCGGCGGCAATGATGGTTGTGCCAGAACCGACAAAGGGGTCGATAACTAAACCATCAACCAACCCCATACACCATTCAATTACAGGGAGCGGCTTTTGGGTCGGATGGGCTTTTAATTCGCCCGCCCAGTGGTGCGAGAGTATTCTCGTGTTCTTGCCAAGATTCGTCCACGCTAACTCGAACTCACTGAAGGAAAGTCCATCGTTTTTCTTATGCCAACAAAGCCAGTCGTTAGTAGGTTCTAGTTCGTCAGTGTAATAGTTACCGCCCCATATTATCTGGAGAGGAGCAAGTCGACTGATGAACGCCACAGACGGACGGTCGTTATCCCATTTGCCTCGGTAAAATTGTTTTATGCCTGTTCCTAGCGTTTGAGTCGTAGCGTCTATCCCATATGGTGGGTCGGTGAGAACGGCATGGGCGGCTTTCCCATCCATTAAAGCAATGACGCTGCCCTCTGAGGTGGCATCGCCGCACATAAGGCGGTGTTGCCCTAAGCTCCATATTTCGCCTCGCTTTACTATCGGCTCGTAATCATCTGACTCGACATCGTCCAGCGCATCGCCCACGTCGAAGCCCTCGTCTGGTGGGTCAGGTTCCGGTATCGTCAATGGCTCGTAACCGTCAGCCAAGGTTTGGAGGAGAGCGTTGACCGTGTCGTTATCAGATGTCACCGTTGACAGTAACTCGTCCAATCGTTCCTCATCCCTGCCAGCCATAGCCGCCAGAGGATCAAGCGTGGCAAGAACTAAATCCGCTTCCGCCTCATTTATATCCAGCACCAGAACAGGTACTTCCGAATCAGGTGTTGTCTCTGCCCTGAGATGACCATCCACCAGCATTAGCCCTTCAGGCGTTTCTCTGGCGATCAGGGCATCTGCATACCCAACCTCTGCCAGAACGCCCCTCAGAGCGTCCTGTTGGGCTACAGGATGGGTTCTCCAGTTCTTTGGATTAGGTATTAACTCCGATGCCTTAACTCGCCGTAGTTCCTTGATCCTGTCCTTGATCTGCATCGCTCACCTCTTATATGCTTATCATTACACGCCCAGACACCCTTTGACAAACTGTAACCTTTATTTCGGTGTAATCCGCAACATGGTTCTTTCGCGATTTCCGATCTTATATCGAACGATCAACTTCAATCGCATGGCATTGTCGTCGACCAGTATCTCCCCTACCAGGCCATCAATCCAGCCCTTGGAGGCACCTATAAGATTGTCGAGATCACGTACACGGTAGTCAGCCGCATAGTAGATTATTGACAGGGTCGCTTTTTCCCACAGAGGATCTTGCTGGAAGCCATTGCTTCTAATAGTTGCAATTATCTCATCTTGCGAATCCCTTAGCCTGCGATACCGTACAGCGTAATGCAGTCGGCCATTTGGGCCTAACGACATGTCTGGTAAATGGGGGATTTCGATCACGATGGCGTGGGTTGCGAGAACGTTCTTTTCCTGATGCGGGAATGGGTGACTTATTGTTATTGCTTTCTCCATTTATATCCTTTCTTTATTATTAAATATTTATAGAGACATAAATTTATTTAAGATAAATTTATGTCTCTAAATATATATATATAAGACTTATATATATATCTCTTATATATATATATATGGCAAACCCAATTTCAATGATTCGATTCCCTGATTCCCACCCCACCAGGGAATGAGGAATTGAATTGTTTTTGGGGCGTAGATGGCGGGTCTATGGACGTGTTGTTCGTCTGCGTCTTCTAATATAATATTCGCCTCGTCCCACCTACGCCCCGCACTAGGGCTATTAGCCGTAACATCGGTAACAAATGACAAATTCACGCCTGAACAACGTTGAAAATGTTACCGTTGTCACTACAAATGTTACCGTTGTTACTGCAATTAATCATAAATTTCCATCCAACTGGCGGAATTCCAATCCTCGTTCATCGCAATATCAATT